GGGGAGGGCGATCAAGCGGTCCAGGCGGTGTTGGGGCGTGACCTTCACGAGTATTTGGAAGTCGGGGCGTCGTATCGCCACTGGTTTCCGCGGATGGTTGCCTATGGTTTTGAGGAGGGTGTGGACTATGTGGTCAAAAATGACCGTTCGGCGTCACCTGCGGGAATGCCG